CTCGCTGATAGCGGAATTCGCATAAGGCGAATTGCTTGTAGCATACGTCACGCCCGTTTCCGATCCCGTGACAGGGAACGTAGTGAGAGCATACGTGACGCCCGAAAAACCGACGCACGACACATTGTTCGTGACGATCGCTTGTGGAAAAACCTGGACATAACCATATCCACTCGTGCCAACGGCGACGGTGCCCTTCGCCCAAGCCTTGACTTTGAATGACGGCAAGGGGGGAAAGGAAGGCACACACGTCAGCGGCGCATCAAACGGATCTTTGAGCGCGGCCAAGTAAGCGGTGGATGCGTTGGACAACTCGAACTCGCCCGACTGCACCCCTCCTCGGCGCAGTTTCTGTTCTCCAGGCGGCAGTCGCGAGACCTCCTTGGTCGTACGAACATGCGCGCGCTGCTGATGTCTCGAGTTGCCCACATGCCCAGTAGCCCGGAACCGCTTGACTTGGTAGCCAAGCTCTTCCAGGGCATTCCGCTTCTTCTTTTTACCTTTCGGCATGGAACTTATACTAACTTAACAGTACGCGTCCCCGGAGCGCATCTTTCTAAATCGAGTCCGTGGGGTGAAAGACGGTCCCCAGCACGTCGCTGCCTAACGGCATGAGCTCTTGGTACACGTGCTATCTCTGCGGCACTCACGAAGGAGCGGGGTTGTGAGGCCCGACAGCCGGCTATTCCACTACGGCTGCGTTGCTCCTGACCGCGGTGGTTAGCCGTAGTCGACACACGCCATCATCTCAAATAGAGGATGACTAATGAAGGCGTGAACCGGCGCTTTGTCGATGAGCGCCTCCACATCTGTTACGTCGCTAACTTCGCACCCGTAGCGACGCGCGATGGCTTGTAAAGCCTCTTGTTCGATCAGTTCTGGTGGCTGACCGCTCGCTTGAATTTTCCACGGACGTACCTCATCCGCGTGGCGTAGTTCGGGTACCGCGCCGCCCCAGCGCTTCACAAAAGCGCGCAAGATCGGAGCTGCGGCGAACTGCCCAAGATTGGCGGCTTGTAGCGCGAGATAACCTCGAGCGCCACGGGCGAACCGCCCTTCACGACAGCCACTGTCGTGGAACAGAGTATCAAAGGCATGCAATGACTTGCTCGCTTTCAATATGCGGCTGGGTAACGGCGTCCACCACCAACCGCGCGTGCTCTGGATCCACCACCCTTTCAAGAATGTGGCAGCGGATACGTCCCCATGGATATTAACTTTCATTGACAACCCTGTGTACGAGAAACTTGACTCCAGAATTCCCGGGTGTGCCCATCGGTCTGAATGAACTGCATTCAGCGCGTAAAACCACGCGCATACATCGACCGTGGTATTGCCGCCTGTGGTATCCGTGCCGCCCGTGTTTCGGAAGGCGCGATTCTTGCGGTCAATAAAGAAAGTATCCGACTTATAGCGCACGGACAGCTTCGCTTGGGACAAGCGACGTTTCAACGCTATGATGTCGGTTGCGCCCAAAGCCTGATCGATCTCGGCTTGGGCGCGCAAAGGCCCGACTGACTGTGAAATATCGAACTTACGTGCGTCCGCTTCTATCACATAGTCTATGGTATTTTCGTGAGCTCGGAACAATATACTGTCGTCGCCTTGCACCATCAACAACGCGCGATTGCCGGGACGAAAAACGAACCGGTTCAACACGCTGCTTAGGCGCTCGTCGGTGTAACCTGACGTGAACACGACGTACACATGCACTTGTTCGTACCGCCCCCAGGGTATAGTATCCGCGTCGTGCAGAACGATAAAGGTTGGAAACTCCAAATGATCGTTCCACTCTTGCTTCAGTCGCGAGTCCGTTTCGTACTGGATGGGTCCCACGACATACGTCGCCTCGGGTGCGATATTTGCGATGGTGCGGCCTAGAAAGGCTACATCGCCGGTATCCGTGCGCTTGAACAACAACTCGTCAGTCTTCAGAGTGATGTCAATCACGTTAAACCACGGGTCGTCTAAACTGATCTCGACCCCTTTTAGCTTTGCTTCACAGCGCCGCATTTTTGCAAGCTTTGCACCGTCGTCGGCCAAGTGCGTCCACCACTTGTCTTCGACTAGATGCCGCTCTATGACCGGCCACTCCTCACGAATGAGCTGCGTGACCGAGCCATGAATCGCCTTGGAATCATCCCAAGCCCGCCCTTGGTCAATGGCAGTGGCTGGTGGTGTGGCGAGTAAGCGGTGCTTCACCGCGCCAAGCAAGTTCTTTGCCGTCCGCGCAGGTGCATAACCCGGTGCATTGAACAC